GTGCCACTTCAACATCCATTAGTGGATATGGCACAACCACTTCAAACTACTACGAAACTTCCAACTTTATTCAGGTTCCAGACTCAGTTATCGGAATCGAAAGAATTTTTAAGTTTGATACTAGTTCCATTTCTGGTGGAATGTTTAGTATCAAGTATCAACTGTTTTTGAACGACCTTTACTACTTCAACTCAGTTGAACTTCTCCAGTATGCCATGACTAAGACATACTTAGAGGACATTGACTTTTTACTAACTCCCGATAAGCAAATAAGATACAACAAGAGACAAGATAGGTTGTATCTTGATGTTGACTGGCAAAGCATGAGTGAGAATGACTACATTGTTATTGACTGCCACAGAATATTAGACCCAGCAACATATAGTGGTGTCTATAATGATAGTTTCTTGAAGAGATATCTTACAGCACTTATCAAACGTCAGTGGGGTCAGAACCTAATTAAGTTCAATGGAGTAAAACTTCCTGGTGGTATTGAACTTAATGGTAGGCAACTGTATGATGATGCTGAAAGAGAAATAGCAGAAATACAGTCCAGAATGTCCATGGATTATGAACTACCACCTCTCGACTTTATTGGATAATGGCACTTAACCCTTTCTTTCTACAGGGCTCCTCTGGAGAGCAAAACCTAGTTCAAGAGTTGATTAATGAGCAACTCAAGATCTATGGTATAGAAGTTTTGTATATACCTAGAAAGTTTGTCAGAGCACAAACTATTCTTGAAGAAGTTCAGTCATCAAAGTTTGATGATAACTTCCTGTTAGAAGCATATGTCAATAACTATGATGGTTATAGTGGTGCTGGCGACATCATGACCAAGTTTGGCGTTAGCGTCAGAGATGAACTATCACTAGTTGTTTCAAGAGAACGTTTTGAAGACTTTATCTCACCATTCTTGGAAGATGAAGATGATAATGAGATAACTGTTTGGGACAGACCAAGAGAAGGAGACTTGGTTTATTTTCCATTAGGTAAAAGACTTTTTGAAGTAAAGTTCGTTGAGCATGAGAAACCTTTCTACCAGTTAGGTAGAAACTACGTTTACGAACTTCAGTGTGAACTCTTTGAATATGAGGATGAGGTATTCGATACTTCTATTGATGAGGTCGATAAGGTTCTTGACGATAAGGGTTACATTGTTGACCTGACTATGTTCACAGGTGGAACCAGAGCAACAGCAACCGCTACCGTTGGAACAGGTTTCATCCAGTCAATCACATTGAATAATGATGGTTCTGGTTTTACAAGCACACCAACTGTTGCTATTACAACAGCACCTTCTGGTGGAACTAATGCTCAGGCGGTTGCTATTACCACAACCAGAAATAACATCACTTCTATTGAAGAGATACGTCTTGTCCATGCTGGTGCTGGATACACTGTAGCACCAACTATCACTATTACTGGTGGTGGTGGAACTGGTGCTGCTGCTACTTGCGGTATTCAGACCAATAAGAAGGGTGTTGTTAAGATTGTTGTTACCAATGGTGGTGCTGGATACTCTACGGCACCAAATGTAACATTCACCCTACCTTCACTATCACCACAACTCCCCGCTTCTGCGGTAGCAACTGTAAGTGCTGCTGGTACTATCAGTGCTATCAACATCACAGATGCTGGAGCAGGTTTCTTCTCGGCACCAACAGTTACAGTCGCAACTGCTGCTACAACTGGTATTGGAACATACTGGTTCAACGAAGTTGTTACTGGTTCCAGATCTGGAGCATCTGCCAGGGTCAAGAACTGGGATACCGATACCAACATCCTCAGAGTTGGTATTACATCTGGCGGTTTCTACTCTGGAGAAGTGGTCACTGGTGCTAGGTCTGGTGCTGCTTATGAAATCAAAGTGTCCGCTGCGAACACTGTAACAGATAAATACAGAGAAAATGAGGAGTTTGAAGTTCAGGCAGATAGAATTCTTGACTTCACAGAATCTAATCCCTTTGGTACTTACTAATGTTAGGAACTTATTACTACCACGAAATTATTCGTAAAACTATTATCGCTTTTGGTACATTGTTCAATGACTTGGACATTCACCATAAAGATGGTAGCGGGAATACTAATAGTGTCATCAAAGTTCCTCTGGCATATGGTCCTGCTCAGAAGTTCTTAGCAAGACTGGAGCAGCAAGCAAACCTGGATAAACCAGTTCAAATTACTCTACCTAGAATGTCATTTGAAATGACTTCTATCGAGTATGATGCCTCCAGAAAAACTGGTATTACTCAGACTTTTAGAGCAGTTGATAACAATGACAGGATGAAAAAGGTTTTCATGCCTGTTCCATATAACATCGGTTTTGAACTGAGTATCTTCTGTAAGTTGAATGATGATGCTCTACAAATAGTTGAGCAAATTCTTCCATACTTCCAACCAGCATTTAACTTGACTATTGATTTGATTGAATCTATTGGAGAAAAAAGAGATATTCCTGTAGTGTTGAATAGTGTTGAAATGCAGGATGACTATGAGGGTGATTTTTCTACAAGAAGAGCACTAATATATACTTTAAGATTTACTGCCAAAACTTATCTGTTTGGTCCTGTTGCTGACAACCCAGAGGGTCTCATCCGTAAGGTTATTGTTGATATGTACGCAGATACAAATACTGCGACTGCGAAGAGAGAAGTCAGATACACAGCAGTTCCAGATCCTATCGACGCTGAACCTGGTGACGATTTTGGTTTCACAGAAACTTGGGAATATCTAGACGATTCCAAGGAGTATAGTCCTACAAGACAATCTGATATCTAATACTTATGTCTGAATTTGATTCTATTGATGACGCTCTGAATGTTGAGAGCAGCATTGTTGAGGTTGATGATGCTCCAAAGAGTATTCAAAAACCTGAACAAAAGACTGATATTTCAAAGGACTATGAATATACAAGAGCAAACTTGTATTCTTTGATTGAGAAGGGTCAGGAGGCTATCAATGGTATTATGGAACTTGCTGGCGAAGGTGGTAGTCCAAGAGCGTATGAAGTTGCTGGACAACTTATCAAGAGTGTAGCAGATACTACAGATAAGTTGATTGACTTACAGAAGAAACTAAAAGATGTGGAAGAGGATGTTGGCAATAAAGGACCAAGTACAGTCACCAATAATGCTGTATTTGTTGGATCAACATCAGAGTTACAAAAACTACTCAAGCAAGGTTTTCTAAATAATAATAACCCAGAAGCAAATAAATGAAAAAGTGTAAGCAGGGTTATTATTACTGCTACGATGAGAAGAAGTGTAAAAAGATCCCTAGCGGTTACCGTGTAGGACTGGGTGGTTGGTTGCGTAAAGAGAAGGAAGAAGAAAAGTCTGAAGATAATGGTGAAACCGAATCCAAGAAAAACGGGAACGGTAATGGTGGTAATGCGGATAGTGGAGCAGTAAGCGAAGGTTGGTCCGAGAAATATAAGAAGTCTATTGACTGTAAGAACCCAAAAGGTTTCTCACAAAGAGCACACTGTCAAGGTAGAAAAAAGGTGAACGAAGCAAAGGAAAAGGGTGATCACGAAGTTTCGATGGCACAGACTCAGTTGAAAAAGTCTGAGGAGAACATCAAAAAACTGAGAAAGGCACTAGGAACCAAGGAAAAGAATATTCCTGCTTGGGTTCAGGCAAAGATCACCGATACTGAACATAATACTGATGCTGCTTCATCTTATATGGATGAAGGTAAGCGTGATGGTAAGTCTGCTAAAGACAAAGGTTATTCTCTCCGCGACTGGTTCAAAGGTGGTGGATGGGTTCAGGCAGGTGGTAAATATGATGGTAAACCTTGCGCTAAACAACCTGGACAGAAGACAAAACCTTTCTGCCGTGATGCTGATGACAGAGCATCAATGAGTAAGAAAGAGAGAAATAGAAGAGCTGCTAAAAAGCGCAAAGAAGATCCAAACCCCAACAGAAAAGGTAAAGCAAAGATGGTAACCGATTCACACTCTAACTGGAGACAAGAACTTCAACTAGATGAAGGTTTATTAAAAACTGCCCTCGTTGCTGGTGGCGCTGCTTTAGCAGGAAAAGCAATTTACGATAGAATTAGAAAATCTGC